GTGATATAATTGATGCTTCGAGCTGGCTTGATGAAGATGTCTGCGACAAATTCATTACGATCAATCACTTCACCAGTATTATTAGAACTATCGCACTTCAATCTAAAGTCAGTGATACCACGACGACCTTGGACATCACGTAAGAATGGTTCGACCAAATTCTTGAATTGAGCGCGAGTAAAGTCATCGTTGAATTCGAACAACTGATACTTAGCCGCAACCGCCACTGCTTTTTCTAGAACGATAAACAATCTACGTACATTGATACGATCGAATGCCGATGGTTTAGCTAACATAGTCTTGTCGCCATATAGAACAGTGCCTTGACCAGGGAAGCTTACAACTGGATTTACGCCTGCTGCATATAGAACATCGCGATCTGATTGATTTGGAGCGAATGCCAATTTGACAACGTTCTTGATCTGACCACGATTGAAACCGCCTGGAGAATACCAAGGATCTGCAGTGTAGTCTGTACGAGCACAAAGACCGGCAATATCACCATTTAGAGGGATCCAACGATATTTGTCGTTATATCGATCATATTGATATTTGAAACCAGAGTCCATCACGGCGTACGAAGAACTGATGTTAGTCGCATCGCGATATTCGACGATAAGATCAGTTGCATCAGATCCAGTAACAGTGATTGGCTGACCACCAACGTTTGGAGACAAGAATGCAATACAATCTTTTCTAACTTCTGCTAGCATTGTTACAACAGATGCGGCTGTCGTTGCCGACATATTACCCGTCATAATTAAAGAGATGTCATATTGATCTGCATTAGTCAACATTGCGTACGCATTTAAAACATTTCCTTCAGAAGAATTGAAGTCATCGACACCACCAACAAGACTGATACTTAATGCACTCGATAGTACTTTAAGTGTCTTAGCGCCAACAGTTGCGGCCGCCGCAAGAGCACTAACGCCCCATGCTGCTTTAGATACAGATTCAATCTTAGTTTCAGTTGCATATTCAGTGATGAATGCTGTAGTTGTTGTAATCGTAGCGCCTGTAACTGTCCCGACTGATGGAGTAAATTCAATGCTAGACACAGTATGCATACCGTTATTACTTACAGTACCAGTGACAGCGATCTGCCGAGTCGTGTTATCAGTTGCAGCATCAAAGAATTGCTTGTATTCATTTAGAAGCAAGTACACAGGATCAGTATTGCCCGACAAAGCGATCGAAATAGTTCCAGCTGGAGCAAACGTTGCTGCAACACCCGATGTATTATCTACAACATTGATATTGTCTGGCTCAGATAATTGAGCAGCAGAAGGATGATCAAGCCACCACACATAACGTGATTGACTATTGATAACGTTCTTGTAATAATTGTTCGAACCATCACTGCGCTTTGCGTCGGATAGTTTAGACAAGAATGTGTATTTCTCTAGAACTGCGCCTGGAACACCACTAAACTCACCGAGTGGAGTATCGTAGATAACGATGTGAAGTTCGTCATTATTAACACCGTTGTTTTGAGCGAAAGACGATGTGCCAGGTTTACCAGTGAACAAAGTCTTTTGAGTAGTCGATAGAGACGCCCATGAACCGGCATCAACAACTAGAATACCAAGATTGTTACCCTTTGAACCAGCGAATTTCGCTGCGAACATACCGTTAACACCCTGAGAATCGACGAATGCACTGAGATAAGAACTGACATTCTTAATCTTCACGCCTTCAAGATCAACTCTTAGTACTGATGCTGTTGCAGTACCAGCAGGTCCTGCGGCAGGAGCCGAAATAGTAACTGTAGGAGCGGACAAATAACCAGTTCCGCCATTTACAACAGTGATGCCCGTGATGTTCATAACAACGTCAACACCAACGACTTGAGTCGTGAATTCGACTATACCAGTAGCAGTGACGCCGCCTTCGATTTCTGGAGCAGAGAATGTAACTGTTACGCCCGAATCGGTGTTCTCGAAATAACCAGTTCCTGCACTAGTTAGAACAACGTCGGCTTGTTTTACAGAACCTGATTGTACCGACACAGCGTTCTTTAAGCCGGGAGCGTCTGTACGAGTCACTAACAAGTTATTAGCATAAGCTAAAAAGTTAGCACTAGTAAAGAAAGATTGAAAATTTGAATCAGTTGGAATTCCAAAGCGAGCAGCAAGATCAGTTTCAGATGAAACTCGAACTGGATCTTCAATTGGACCCCAAGCGAATGGACCGCAGAAGGCGCCGGCCGATGTAGAAACCGTTGGTACGATAGTAGAAAAGTCTTTTTCTACAACTGTAACTCCTGGCGATAATGAAAATGGCATAATTATTACTCCTGTTATTTGCAAACAAACATCATGTAAGACATCTATTATTATTTATACTTATTGATTTTTACTAAAAATTCGCAACGAGACCGTCAGAATTTTCGACCATTCCGTTATCGTAGAACCCGAATGGCGTGAGTTCATCTTCAATTTGTTTAATCCTATTTGCATAGATGACTTTACGAATATTGATATCACTAAGTTCTTTGAAGAACGAGTTAGTCGCCGCCCACGAAAATAGCACTAATGGCATAACCAAATCATCATGATATCCGTCATCGGCTGAATAACTATTTTTCACCTGAATGAAAGTAGAAATTTCCGATATTACATCAGCGTCGGGAATCAACAATTTCTTTTCTTCGACTAAAGTTTTAAAGTTAGAACATCCCAACCTCTTAACCTTTTTATCGGTCATGACACCAACTTGTGCTTTACCGCCTCCAAAACCACCCGAGATCACTTGACCCGATGTTGCACGATTAACCATGACTAGATTATCATATTCATAATCATAATGTAAAATTGTCGCAACTTGTTCTGACGAATTGATCTCAACTAACACGTATGCATTATTGTACTCATTTGCGACCTTATAGATCACAGACGGATACAACATCGGACTTATCTTATTATCACGATACTTCGCAACTAACTTATATGGCATACTCGTGATATCAATAACAACAAATGCCGAATAATCGCCACCAACACCCTTTGCAGTGTCTGCTGTTATCCAATATATATGGTCCGGCGTTCCTGTCTCTGGATTCGCCTTCCGAGGTTTTTCGTATACGTCTAGACCTTCATTTTGATATATAGGCGCGTCGGGCGAGAATTCTCCGATAGTCTTACCATTTATCAATGTAAAACTCGAACCTAAAAAGTCGCAATTATGTGATACTAGACCACTCGAATAATATAAATTTCCATTAGCGACTTCAATTGGATCATATACATCAAGCGCATGGTGCGTAGAAACACTTACTACTCTTTTTCGAAATAAAATATCATTCGGTACTAATGAACATGCTTTAATTTGTTTCTTATTTTTTATAAGAATATGATCAGGCGTGCAGACGAAATTAGTCCCATCAGTAAATTCTACTTTTATAGTCTTTTTGAATGAGCGTTTCATTCCACCAAAATTTTGCCAACCATTTGGAGTTAAAATTTCAAAAGAATCATTAATGACAAGACTTCCGCTCATAATAACTTAAATCCTATTCTTTGCATAGTCAAAATCTGATATACACCAGTATTAGTCATATTGAATTTAGAATGATATGCGTTAGCAAATGCTCTTTCATAATTTATGATTTTGCCATTTTTAGATTTATGACCATGTTGCAATTGGGGCTTAACATTATATAAATCGAAAATTTCTTTATACTTTGCGACCAATTCATCTATTTTCTGCTTTGACATAGGCAATTTACCTTTACGACGCTTTGACATCGCGTCTTTTACTTCTGGCCTATTGAATGCAAGAATACAAGCAACTCTGCTTCTTTCGATTTGCTCTGGTGTTTTCTTCCATCTCTTACCATATGTCGGCGAATTTTCTTTAGATGTTCTCATGCCGAACCAACCAAAATTTCGTGCTATTGACATATTGATATACATGCCTGACTTGACCACATTCAATTTTGTCTGTAAAGCAACTTCTTTATTCAGTGCTTCATCTCTTGAATTGAACACTGCAACTATTTTAGTTTTAAACAACTTAGGATTGTCTCTTAATTCTGATTCAAAAATAGCACGATACTTTTTTGATTTTACAGAACCCCTATATCCTGATTCTACTCTATGAACTGACGTAGATCCAACATAAAATGGAGGCAATTTATTTCCACTATAGGTTGTTAGATATACACAATACTTTTCATTCATTTTATATTTATAAAAACAATTGCGCTCTTGATGCAAGGATATTGAATAGCTCTTTGGCCGACAGTTGAGTCTCTTGATGCGTGTATTTATCTCGCACTATAAGTTTTTCATTCGGTCCAATACATAAGATTTCTTGGTTAAACTTAATGTCACCGAGCAATCTATGTTGTTCTGCGGCCCATGCTTCGTCTCGACCAGGAATTGCGCTATATGGAATAAACACATTGACGAATCCATTACGATCATTCTCGGCGTCATTCCAGAATTTCCAGAAGTGATTATATCCAAGAGGAGTCGAACTCAATAGAATCTTAGTCGTGTTACCCGCGGAGATCGTTGGATAAACCGATGCAAAGAATTGCTCGGCTATGTTATTTGGAATAATCGCGCACTCATCAACATACAACATGTTAACAGACTTACCACGAATACCCGATGCAGATGTCGCAGCAGTGAATACCTTCGATCCGTTTTCTAATTCGATATCACCTTTATTCCATGTCGTGACGCCTTGTTGTAGCCATTTTGGAAGGTGTTCATACATCAGTTGATAACGAGATAGAACTTCTCGAGCAGCTGATGCTTTATTAGCGAGAATAGCAACAGTCTTTGAATCTTGGAATAATGTATACCATAGAATATATGCAGCCGATACAGTCGTTTTTCCCGACTGGCGACTCTCCATTAGAATCACCTTACGATTGTTGTGAATCGTATTGACTTTATCGATCTGGCATGGATACAACTTGAATGGTTGAAGACCGTGATCTAGTGTAACAATCTTACAGTAAGTACTGATAAAGTAAACTGGATCTTCAGCGCAACGAAGATACTCGCGCAACTGATCCTCGGTGTATCGAATATCTTGATTCGCACCTTTCAATAACACGTTCGCATTATATAATTTGATTTCAGTTGTTGCCATGTAGTTGTAACGAATTGTAACAGTGCATTTAGATCGGATTTGCCTATGTACAGCTTTATCTGACTTTGGTATAATAACAGTATTACTAGTCTAGTTCATGTTATCGACTAACTAATTAAAACAGTCTATCCAACGGCCGACCAAAGGTCGGAACAAAATAATTCTACTTAATACTATATATCCTGTTTAATTATTGAAATACAAATCCGGAGCTCTGTTCACAAACTGTGAACCATCTAAATAAAACAGAATGCCTGCGGCATGTCCGTTCCGGACGAATACCGATCAAGGTAAGAGGTCCTCATCTAG